ATAATGTGGCTGTTGCAGTGAGATCTGGGATAAAAGAAATAAAACAGGCAAAGGCTTCAGTGGTGTATTACGATGATTCCAAGATAATATTTGATGTTACTTTTTCTCTTAATTATAGAATTCCCGATAAAACAACAACATGTAGAATAGAGGTAGACATAGCATGAGCCTAGATTTTAGAAAATTAAATGTGTCATCTTTGAATTATGCGGACATTGTAACTTCATTGAAGAAATTTTTAAAGAATGAACCAACTTTAAGTTCTTTGGATTTTGATAATGAATCTAGTGCCACTAGTTTATTATGCAATATTTTGGCTACAGGTGCCGCATACAATGGTGTTTATGCACAATTTGGATACCACGAATCTTTTTTAAGCACTGCCACACTTTTATCCTCGGTTTTTGGAATAGCATCTAATAGTTCTGTTTTGCTTCAAGCAAAAAAATCTGCACAAACTTCAAGGTCTGTTTCAGTTTCTGGCACAGATCTTGAGAAGTATACGGCATTCAATGCTGTTTCCATAAATGGATCTAATATTTTCTTTTTTAACATGAAAGGTTTGTCAGCCGGAACCAGTGATACGTTAACGCTTTATTCTGGTTATGAGATTGCACAATATACTGATTGGAATTTTAATACACAATCAATTACTATTCCACTAAACATAGATCCAGAAACAATACATCTCTATACAGTTGATACTGTGGGAACGGAAACAGAATGGACAAGGGTAGACAAGACTAGTTTTGTTAGACAAAAAGGATATTATTTTACCGTTTTAAACACTGTAAACGGTTACTTAGTTACGGCAAATTTACCAGAATCAATAAACATAGGATTGGATCAGGTCGTCTATGTTAGAGCAGTTGTAAGCAACGGTATCGAAGGAAATCAAGCACAGATATCCTCTCCGTCTAATGTTACATTCCTTACTACCACATCTGTATCGGGTGGATATGATTCTCTTTCAATCGATCTTGCAAAAGCAAAAGCACAATTTTCAATAACCGCAGAAAATAGGTGTGTTACACTTGAAGACTATGAAAATGCGATATTGTCGTCTGGTATCGAGGGAACAGATGATATAAGTAAGATCACTGTAATCAACAGTGATATACCTTGTCAGATAAAAATTTATGTAGATGGTCTTTCTGCCGCAAATGAAAGTGCTTTGATGGTATATCTAGGGAAAAAATCCGTTGCAGGAATAAATCTTCTTTATTCAACATGATTCTTTTATTCAACAAACTTCCAGTAAAATTAAAAAGAAAAGTTGAAATAATGATTTCAACGGCCCAATCTGTTTTGGGATCAGAGTTTTTTAATGTGGCTGGATCTAGATGGCTCGGTGATAAACTTACAATAGAGTCTCTTTTTCCAAAATGGATAATAAAAAAATCCAAAGAAAATCCATCTGAAGTTTTAATCATAGATTTTGTAAAAAGTTATCAAAGATGGCTCTTTGATCTTGATCGTGGTTATGGTGGCGCAGTTCCTTGGGAAAAAATACATGTTCCAAATCAAATGCCAGACAAATTGCTTTTAGGTTTGGCAGATTTATATTTTCCATCGTTTGACATGTCTAGTTCAGATTTTACTGAGATTTTGACAAATTTAAAAAAATTTTCAATTAAAGCCGAAGAAAATTATTTTAGAGTGAAGGGTTCTCCACAGGCCATACAATATTTGTTGATTTCCCTTCTTGGATTATCCTACGATGCCTGTGAAGTAGTTACAGGGAGTCCCGGATTTTTAATAGTTCGTGGAGATGTTCCTGAAAAATACAAACCATTTTTGAAAAAGTGTGTATATCCAGCTGGAATTACTGTTTTATACGAAAGCATATAAATGTTTACCAAGATAATGGCTTTTGCTATGGCAATAGCCTCCAGAGGAATTTTAAATACAAAAATTGATATTGATACAAAAAAACTGAGATACGTATCTTGTTTTGGTTTAGACGATATTTCACCGTGTACAAATTTAGAAAAAAGTACAAAATCAAATTATCACTATTGCAAAGCATGTGGTTGCGGAGACCATTCACATACATGGTTACAAAAGGAAGATAGTGAATACTCAAAACTAGACTATCCAAGCCTTGAATGTCCTTTAAAAATGCCAGGATTTACCAATTATGATCCAAATAATCCATCTGAAAGTCTTCAAAGAAAAAAACAAATTGAGTGTATGGATCCTGAAAAATTTAAATTTATCTCTTTAACGGTATCGGTTGATGAAGAGAAGCAAAGAATTTTTGAAAAATTAAATAAAATATCGAAGAATTCATAAATATTTTTATGCAACCCACCACCAAGCAAGAATTCATAGACTATTGCTTCAGATCCCTTGGAGCACCTGTAATCCAGATAAACATTGATACTGAGCAGGCCGAAGATAGATTGAATGAGGCTCTTGAATATATGTTTGAAAGGCATTTCGATTTCAATCATAGAGCGTGGTTTTTATATCAGGTAACAGAACAGGATTTAAGTAGACGATACTTTGATACTTCTAATTTTGGAAGTGCTGTTGGTGCACAAGACAAATATGATCCATCAACTGGCCAGACTGGTCCTTGGCCTATTGCATCCGACATAAGAACCATAAGCAAGGTATACCGCCCTTCAGATATTTCTGGTGACTACATGTTTGATTTGCGTTATCAACTTACTTTGTTTGACTTCTTCGGTCTTTATTTCAACCAAGGTGGTTTGCATACAGGACCCATGGCTTCTTACATGGAATCCATGAGCTATCTAAAATTGGTAAATGACGTGTTTAATTATCCATGCTCTTACACCTTTTCTAGAACAACACAAAGATTATTTCTTGAATTAGAAAATACAAAATTAAATGCGGGACATTATCTTTTGGTTGAAGCCTATGTTCAGATAGATCCAAATCAATATTCTAGAGTATGGAATGACCGTGTATTCAAGAAATACTATACAGCACTCCTAAAGAAACAATGGGCGCAGAATTTAATGAAGTTTGCTGGGGTTCCTTTGCCAGGTGGTGCACAGTTGAATGCTGGAGCAATCATGGCGGATGCAGTAAATGAATTGAATCAAATCGAAGCCAGTCTGCTCAAGACACAGGAATTGCCACCGGATCCATTGATAGGATAAAAATGTTTGGACATTTCTACAATAAAAATTTGAGAAAATTGGTAGTTGGATTTGGAACTATGTTCAACAGTCTTTACGTTGAACATGCAAATCCAGACGATGCTAACAATCCAATAAAAATACGTGTTCCTATCACTTATGCACCACAAGAAAAATTTATCAGAAGGTTGTTGGAACCGTCTTCAATAGCAGAAGGAACAAGGATCGAAACTCAATTGCCAAAACTGAGTTACATAATGAACAATGTCAAGGTAGATCCGTCAAGAAGAAGAAACAAGGTTTCTCCAATAAAAAATGCAAGTCAATCTGCTGGTGGGGATTGTTCATCGGCAGCAGAAAGCATATTTGAACAGGTTCCTGTGAACGTGTCGTTTACATTGTTTATCTACACAAGACACATAGATGATACTCTGCAGATAGCAGAGCAAATAATTCCTTATTTCAATCCAGATCATATAGTTGAAATAGGTATGAACGATGTGCAACCAAGCATTCAAATTCCAATCATAATGGTAGATAACAATATTAGTGAAAAATATGATGGTGATCTATTGAATCGAAGAATAAACATATCGTCGTTTTCTTTTGTGGCAAAAACATTTATTTATGGTCCGGTCAGAAATACAACCACAATATCTGGTGTTGGTGATATAGAGATTGACACATAATGAACATAAACAAAAATTTAGCTTCGTTTTTTAACGTTCCACATGAAAATAATTCTTTGAAACCTGTGGCTGGTGGAACTTTTGATTCTCAAAATTTTCAAAAAGATTATGAATTGGTTCAATCCAATTTCAAAAACTTAATTGGTACTGGAAACCTCGCACTTGAAAGTGCTCTAAAAGTTGCAACAGAATCAGATAGTCCAAGGGCGTTTGAAGTTGTTGCCATATTGTTGAAAACCATGGCAGACTTAAATAACAATGTATTGGATGTACACAAAAAGGCAAAAGATACGACTGCAGCAAAAGTAGAAGTCAAACAGACAAACAATTCAGTTTTTGTTGGTTCGACAAAAGATTTGCAAAATTTATTAAACAAAGAACGCAGCACGGAAAAAGAAGTTGTGGATGCTGAGGTAGTGAATGACGAACAACAACCAGCAAGGTTATCGAAACAATCCTAATCTAAAACTTCCTGGTGTAGAGTTACAGTATACCAAAGAAGAGTTAGAGGAATATCTCAAGTGTGCAAATGACCCAGTGTATTTTTGTGAAAAATACATTAAGGTCAAAACTTTGGACAAAGGTATCGTTCCATTTAAACTTTACAACTATCAAAAAAAGTTTATCAATGAAATTCACAAAAATAGATTTGTGATTTCAAAGTGGCCACGCCAGTGCGGTAAATCTACATGTGTTACAAGTTATATTTGTCATTATGTAACTTTCAATCAAAGTGTTAACGTTGCTATTCTTGCCAATCGTCTAAAAACTGCGAAAGAAGAACTTTTTTCCAAATTGCAATTAGCATACGAGAACCTACCCCATTTCCTTCAACAGGGGGTCGTAGAATGGAATAAGACGAGTTTCAAGCTCGAAAACGGGTCCCGGGTCGTCTGTGATGCCACGTCCTCCACAGCCATTCGTGGTGGCTCCTACAACCTACTGCTATTAGACGAGTATGCCTTCTTGCCAAGCCACGTGGCAGATGAATTCTATACGGCAACTTACCCAACTATTTCTGCTGGTACAACCACCAAACTTATTATAGTTTCCACCCCAAATGGTTTAAATCACTTTCATAAACTTTGGGTGGATGCCAATAGAAGCGACGGACATAAGTTAAAGAATAAATTTGTACCAGTTGAAGTTGGTTGGAAAGAAACTCCAATAAGTCCTGGCAAGCCTGAATTGCGTGATGATAAGTGGGCCGAAGAACAGATTGCAAATACAAGCGCAGATCAGTTTGAACAAGAATATGGTTGCAATTTTTTGGGTTCTTCTAACACCTTGATATCTACCACCAAACTCAATGTTCTTGCATCTGAAGAATTTTTATCAGAAGATTCAGAGGGTCTTCGAATATACGAAAAGCCAGACAAAGATAAAATTTACTTTTTGATGGCTGACGTGGCCAGAGGGCAGGGATCTGACTATTCCGCATTTACTGTCGTAAGTGGCAATGAAGCACCATACAGAGTGGTGGCTACGTTCAGAAACAATACAATAAGTCCTTTTGCCTTTCCAAATATAATCAAAAAAGTTGGTGAGATGTATAACAATGCATATGTTCTTGTTGAAACAAATGACATTGGTGGACAAATTTCAGCAGTTTTGTACAATGATTTGGACTATGAAAACCTTTTAATGACAAAAGTAATGGGAAGAAAAGGTCAAATACTCTCCCAAGGATTTGCAAATGGCAAAAGTGAGATGGGAATAAGAACAACAGCCCAAACCAAAAAACTTGGATGTGCCATATTAAAAAATTTGATTGAACATGATAAAATTTTATTAAACGATGACCGAATAATACACGAACTTTTGGCATTTGTTTCAAAATCAAATACATTTAAAGCCGAAGACGGACATAATGATGATCTTGT